CTAAGCTTTACAAGTGTTCACGTTTTTATATTTTACATCAAATTGAACTGCGTTTTCTGAATGCACCTTTCCAGTAGTTTCATTCCTTAGAATGTAATCTCCTCTTCTAACTGGTCCGAAATCAGTATGAACTGTACCAGAGCTTACATCTAAAGAATAATTACTAGACATATCTGTCCACCATTGAGGAACTTTTTCCTCCATCCATCGGAATGCTTGAAAAGTTTCGTTTTTTTCATTAACTACGTATTGCATAATATTTGTGATTTATATTGCGTCCATTGAATAGGCGGTGCGCGATACCTACTGTTTTATTAATTATTACCAAAGTGTTAGTTGTTTTGGCGGCTCGGATTCTCTTCCCAGTCCAGCACATGCCATTCCCATCATATTATGCTTGTATGTCAGCACAGGATTGACTGTGCATGGAAGTTGGCACAGTTGACACCAATCATTATCATGATGCTTACATCCTACGCATTCTTGACTATCTGTCCAGAAATCAATCCATTCGTCTAAATTTTCAGATTTTGCGATTTTTTTCCAATCATTCCATCTGTCCCTTCTTTGGGAGTCAGTCATATCTCCTCTATTTTTACCTAGAATCTGTTCCCAAGAGTTATCTAGTTGTACGGGTTGTAGTGTCATGAATAATTACTGTTTATGAAAATCTTTTCGCAGGTGCAATAAAATCTCTAAATACACCTTTTTCCAAAGCACCTTGACAATAGTTATTGTCTTTACGATTGTCAAAACCTTTGTATTGATCATCACTTTCAAACTTGAGCGTATCTCCAAGACATAATTCATTTACTCTTACCCATTCTTCTCCATATTTTTCTGAGATTATTTCTGGGATGTTATTATGATTGGGATCAAGAAATACAATCATTCTTTCTGTCGTCCCTACTTTTGCTAAAATTGTGAGTCCTTTGTTCATTTTAATCTGTTTTTGATTTTTAGTTTTTTGATATAGTTTTTTATAATTCGTCAACATTGACGTATCCTTTCATCATGAATTTCCCGAATCCTTTTAGTAAATCATTACCTGTAAAAAGCCATGATATTAATGCGGGTATTGCCATGAGAAGCATTCCTGGAATCCATGAAATAATCCATAGGATATAGTATAAGCGTATAAAGAAGTTTTTGATGGAAGTTTTCATCAAGCTTACTTTTGCTCTTTATTGAAATAGAGTAAATAGTAATACATCTGGCGCTCTTCGTCCCATCCTTTTTCTACGAATCTATCAGCTGATTCTGGATTAATAAAATCCATTTTTATTGTGATATTAGTATCAAGTTGAATTGTACTTTTCAGTTGCTTCGAAACCTTGCTGACAGCTTTATTTGAGATTGGAAATGTTGTCAAGTCTTCAATGCTATATTTTGGAGCGTTGGTTTCTTTATACAAATGAAACTGTCGTCTAATTTCTGGGTTTTCGACTTCTTGTTCTAAAAAAGTGCGTTGGTCGAAAGTTTCATTTTTAGCAAAATGATTTAGAGTACGATTCATGAACATAACTTCTTCCTTCTTATCCTTTAGAGGAAAAATGACATCTTTAGCAAAGCCTTGACAAAATTTCAAGTATTTTTTAGTGTAGAAGTTTTCATCTTGAAAAATATCTATATCTAGGAAATGCTCAATCCAATATTTAGTATCATACTTATTGGTGTCAACCGAAACTATTTTATAAGCTTCAGCCGTGTTGAATATAATACACCCTTTATCAAGCTTATTGAGATTGATTCCCTGCTGAAGTAGAAAATCTAAATTTGATCCATTTTCTTTAATTTGCAAGAAGTCATCTTTTATTTCAGATTTAAAGATTCCTATCGCATTTATTTTATTGTCATCGATGACTACATTATTGAGTAAGGTAACATATAATTCTCCTGATTTAATGTGTGGATGTTGTGAATTGTCATAGAGTAATTGAGCAATTTTTTTTGTGATATTATGTAAAGATTCATTAACTCTATCTGAAGCAAGATTAAAAAAAGATTTGCACATTGCTTGTAAAGGATTGTGCTTTTCAACATCAATATTGAATTGATAGTATTCGTCCTGTTTATCCCTAAAGGGTTTGAAGAAATACTCTTTTAGTAATGGCATCAGTTCATCTGATACTTGTACTGGATTTTCCGAAAAAAATACAGATTCATTTCTAGCTTTGTTGCCGACTTTGTGTATCGATATACTATCGATTTCGGCTGCGTACAAATTAAACATACTATTTTGGTTTTGAATTAATATTTGAATTATTGATTTTTCTTGAGACAGGCTTTGCAGATAGGTTTACTACCTGAGAAAAAATCTTTGTTTGGGATATATGTTATTTCCTCTTTTGGTTTGTGTAGATCACAAACATAGCACGGTTGTTCGCTCATAATTTCGATTTTTTAAGACTCTTTACATACTTAAACCAAGCTTGAAATGTTTTGAATCTTCTGGTTGGCAAATACACACTTTGAATTTTTATTGTCTCCATTACTTCAAAAATTTTTGATTAATACTTCGGTTTCTCGATTCCATTTTGTTGATACTTTCAGCAAATCGGGGATCAGCTGCAATTCTTTTATCTAGCGAAGTATCTCCTTTTCTTGCTTGAGAGTTATCGATACTTGAACGAATCGCTCTTTTTTCCCTGTCCTTCCAGAAGTTCTTAACTGCTGTCATCATTTTAGATGGCGTCAGCTTACCATATTTTTCACTGCTTTTGATGTCTCTACAAATGATGTATATCTCTTCTAGTTTAAGCGATCTGTATGGATAGGTATTCATTATCTCAATCGCTGTGATTTTGCATTTATCTGGTGTCATTTCATCCCCAACAAAGGATGAAGTATCATATATCATTGCAGCGACAACTGACTCTACCTTTTCTTCTCCATGTTCACGACATAATTTGCTCATTGAAGGCATGTTTTCACTAGCCAATGCAATCTCCTTTGTTACATTAGCCAGTTTCTTAATAATAACCGTTGGGTTACTTTTAAGATCTAAAAGGGTTTGTGTTGTCGTTAATTTCTCGCTTGACATTATTTAATATCAAATTGAATTTGCTGTTGATGATTTTAAGGTCAATATTTTCTCTGTAAAACTTTTCAAGTTTTCCCCAATTGTTAAGCATTGTTTGCCATAAATCAAGTGCTTCCTGTTCCGTGCCTGATTCCTGTTTTAAATACTTAATTATTTGCTTTAGATGGTTACCGTCAACGCCTGTGAATTTTGGATAGTTGCCTGTTTGGTTAAAATAGAATTCAAACCAGACGCTTGAGAATTTTTGATGTAAGGTTTGATCTTTTACAATTTTCTCATAGCTTACTTTGCCATCCCAACGATTTATGTATAATTGAATCTCTGATAATTTTATAGGTATTGTAGGCAGTGCTTTTTCGAGAGAAAACTTTTGTAAACTACCTTTTTTTAATTCTATTCTAAATAGATGTTCTCCTTTATAACTCAATTTTATTACAGATCCAGTTATTAACGATATGGCGTTATAATTTGTAATCATAATTCTGTTCTTTTATTAAATTCTTTACCACAATCCAAACATTGATCTACCAAAACTTCAATAGTAAATAATACCTCTAGTACTTTTGTATGTAGATTTTCAGATCCGCAACTACAAGTGTTCATTACTTTTTAAATTCAGTTTCTACAATTCCTTCTAATGCCACTATAATTTTACTAACTTCATTTTTGTCCATTTTAAGAAGTGGTTTCTTAACAGGCGATTTTTTACCTTTGATAAACTCACTTAAAACTTGTAGATCGACAACAGTACCATATATAGGATGTGTTTTAGTCCATCTTAGCGTTCTGCAAATTGATAAGATTTGCATGTGTGATTTTTTATTCCTGTCAAACTTTGCCCAATTTTCATATTCATGTGCTGATCCGCCCAGTTTTTCAATAACTTGATTGGCTTGGTCAAAATTTAAATCGTTAGTAGAAGTCTTATTTCTATCTCCTGTAGCAAATTGAACCAAATCTTCTTTTAAAGATTTATCATTTTTTGTCAAAATGTGAATCTGTTGTTTTTGTTGTTTCGTTGCTTTCATTTTTCAAATAGGTTTTAACTATGATAAAGCATGTTACACAGCACATTACAATTCCAGTAAATTGCATGATTACCATAATTAGCATTAATGTATCTTCATCGTAGTTCATTGGACGTTGGTTTTTTTAGAGTGTAAGTGTTTCCTGTTCGCACCCATTTATATCCGATTGAAAGTTGATGGTTCTCCAATCTCTTTGCTTTATAGAGAACATCTTCGGCGTGCTGTTTTAATGCTCTGTGTTGAAAATTCATGAGTTTTTCTGGTAGCTGTTCCATTTTGATGAATTTTTAAATTAGTAGATCCCAAGACAGGAGTCGAACCTGTTGTACCTAACCGACTTAAGCAAGGGATGCCAGAATTAACCTCTTAAAACTATTGCAGGATTTCTTCTTTCTTCAAATCAATGAAGAAGCTGTTTTGTTGAATTACTTCTAAGCCGACCTCGCTCATTAGTGTCACTACCTCAGGAACTTCTCGCTGAGCAAGAAGTACATCTTTTGCCACTTCTTCTTTGGTTCGGATAAATTCTTCTTTCTTTTTACCCTTAATAAGGTCTAAAACAGCCGCCCATGTAAAGCCGCGTCTAGCTTTCAGTTTTGGAGTCCCTATTCTGAATCCAAAGTTTCCATGATTGGTTTCATAAGTTTTCTTCTTTTTAAAGAGATCTGGATGCGTTTCTGCAAAAACTTGAATACGTTCAAAGTTTTCTTTGTTCTCATCTTTAAGTGTGGAAAGTTGCTCACTATACTTTTCTCTGATAGCGGTCAGCTCTTCATCCATTTTTGCATTGATACCATTAATTTTGGCGTCATTCTCAGCATACTTTGCAATCAACTTTTCGGTTTCTGATAAGTTGATTGGCGGATCAATTGTTTTGGATTTTTTTCGTGCCATTTGTATATGTATTAAAATTATTTTTTAGCTTGTCTCATCAACGCATCCATTTTTTGTTGAAATTTTGTTTTTCGAGTATTTGCCTCTGGAAAGTTATTTCTGATGTCGTTTTGAATTTCTTTTACGTGTTCCATTGAGAACTTTGAGCCTAACTCTTCAACTTTCTTTACAGTCTTGTAGATTTTTATGACTTCTAAACTTGTTAAGTCTATCTCAAAAATTCTAAGTACCATTTGTAAATTGTGAATAATGTCTTCCACAATTTCAGGCTCATTCACTTCGATGTTTTTTATGTCTTTATCTTCCATTTTTTAATAATTTTCGTCTGTTGGCACTTTCCATTGACCAGATTTTTTTTGCTGAATTACAAAGTCAATCTTTTCATTAATTTCATCTGATACAAACCGAAAAGGCTTTATGATTTCAAGTTCAAGCTGTAATGCCTTTAACTTTCTTTTTTTCATCATTTTTTCCTGCTGTATTTCCATCACATTATTTGGATGGAACATTAATATGTGATAAGGATCGTCTGCATTGAGTAATTGCATCAGAGTAGATCTCTCTTGAGAAATGCAAATCACTTGACCAACTTTTAAAAACTGTCCGCGGTTACATCGATTGTAGGTCTGTGTATCCTGTAGGTCTTCAATTCGTTGTCTTATTTCCTCTTTGGAAACTGGAAGTTTTCTTTTAATTTTTTCCATCACAGTTTTCTGGCATTTTGAATTAATTTTTTACTATATAATTTCTGTAGTGGCATTACTACGCTTGTTGTGTAAAGTCTCATTTTATCAGGTTGGGAGCAGCTTTCTGCATAAGGTTTGATAAAGTCCGTAAACTCATTCAACAGCCTTGTATATTCCTGTCTCCACCATTTATTGAGTGCTTGGTTTGCTAATAGCGTTTGCAAGTCCTCTGGTGACGATGATTTAACAATGCACCAATCTAGCCATGCGATTAGCATCATGTTTTCAAACTGACTTTGGCTGACCTGTAATATTTTTTCAATCATAATTCTCCCCAATATTCTAAAGCTCCCTGAGCCCATATTATAAATGGCTTTCCTCCACCGTGTCTACTCTCTGGGAAGGCTTTAAAGCCTTCAACATATATTTTCAAATCTGCATCGAATAGAATAGCCTGAGCCAATGCACCTTTTGGTATTTTTCCGACAGCATGCGAAATGAAAATGAATAGCTTGTTAGGAAATTCATTGATGAGCCTTTTGTAATCATTCTTATTTCGCAAGTCAGAGTATTGAACTGAATCAATGACACATATTTTTGCACTCCTTTTTCGCTTTAGCCGAATCCTTAAATCAGCAATGGGTTCTTTACTTAAAACTTTAAACTTGCTTTTAACTTCCTTCATGTTTGCCTCCCGCAGAGCCTTCTTGAACGATGCTCTGAAACCCTCCTCGAGAGTGTTGTAAATGACATCTCCAAATTGAGTTAGGTATTTGACTAGTTGTAAGGTAAAGCTTGTTTTTCCGTTAAAACTTTCAGCATATATAATCCAGGATCCTGTCATTTCTGGACATCCAAAGGATTCTTGGAATTTCCCTTCAAATGGCATTATTTCAAATTCTGCACGCTCAAAATCCGTTACAGTATATGCTCGTTTCAGTCTAGTCACTACGCTGCTTTCTCTTTTATCAATATGTATTTTTCAATCTGGCGGCGAACAACTCGTTTGTCTCCGCCACATTTGTTGAATGTTTCGGCAATGGTTAATTCATCGTCCATTCCATTTGCTTTACACATGAGTTTTACATCCTCAAGTGTAAGCGCACCGAATTGGATAAATTTCTGCCCGAGTCTTGAGTAGAGTTCTGCAAATCCTACTTTTCCATATTTCAATCCGCGTTCTATTCTTTTCTTAAATCCGTCTGCACCACTTAAAACAAATCCTGCCTTTCCTGATAGCGCGTTGTACATATCGATGTACAAATCAAGTGCATGGTCTTTTAGCTTGTCAGCTTGATCAATGATTATAAGCGGCTTTTTCATTTGGCGTACATGACGGATGAATTTCTCCATCATTCTGTTTGAGTTACCTACAGGACTCAATCCAGCGCATCTAAGCATTTTCTTCAAAAATTCCTTCCGTGTCCATTGGCTTCCACATTCCACGTTGATAACATTTACAAATTCACGCTCGTAGTATTTATAGGTTTCAGTTTTACCTGCACCAGCACGCTCACAAATCCCAATACTCATATTATTTTTTTGAACGGCTTTAAGAAGTTCAACAGTTCTTTTCAAATTAGAATCTTCAACTACTTTCCAGTCTAGTTGCATTCGAAGATTCAAGCGGGTCTGTTCCCAAATTTCATTTGGCACAAGTTTGGTGCTTTCTTTCAACATGGATTCTAAAGTAGAGGGAGCAATGTCCGCTTTTTTACTTATAGTTTTTGTTCCATGTATCTCAACTAAATACTTGAGTTCTTTTGAAACTTTTAATTTTAGTGCTCTTTCCATATTACAATTGGTCTAAAAATGATTCTGACTCAGCTATGCTTCGCTCATACTTCGGAGCAGATCCGCCTAGCTTAATCATTAGTTCCTGTTCTTCAATTAAATTTTCTGGGGTAACTCCAGTTCGCTTACGTATTTCTTCTAGCTTCTGGGAGTCTCTTTGGTATTCTATATCCTGTACAGCTTCATCTTGCATGATGAGTGCTTTTGCACCTTCTTCCATTAGTACTGGAATCGATTCGTGTCCTCGTTTTGGTTCCGCCGTCGCTACAAATACTTTTTCGCCTTTTGAATTCAGCTTGTAAAGCTGAACGAAGTTGTCTAATTCCTGAGGATCGTAGCGGATGATAAGTTTGGCTCCTACATTTTTAAATCTAAAGTCAGTATCAACCTTACCATCATTGTCATAGACTTCAAAGAGATATTTCTTTTTGTTAACTGTGAGTCTAATACCATCTTGCCTGTATGGTAGAGGAGTTGTTTCCTCTATCCAAAACATTTGAATCTGATCAGAGAAACTGATTGATTCACTCATTGGTGCTTCCTGCTGATACACTTCATCCCTAGACATTTCAAAATGTGGATGCTTCATGGAGTTCCATTTGTTAACGCAAAACTCAAAAGCTGCTAACAGTTCCTCTTTGCTTTTCAAATGGTGTTTATTTTCACTAATAAATTCCATATTTGGGCGACTATCATGTGTTTTTGATGTCACAGATTGCTTATCTGAAAACCACATTTTATTGAGTACTTGCTTTTGGAATCTTAAAAAGATTTGCTCTACAGGATTGGAGTGTCGCCTAGCTTTATGGGGATATGTTGTGCCGCCCTGTCGCGCCACTAAGTTTTTGTATAATTCTTGCATGCGCGCCGAAGTATGTGCGGATTGTCTATCATGAGTAAAGAGATAAGGACGCGCATGCGAATTATTAACAGCCATTTTTATAGCTTTGAAATGGTCAGTATGGTCTTCCGTTTCTGAGTAACTATAACCAAGTATTTTTTCGCTGAATACATCAATTACAGGATCAATCTTTAACTTAGCAGCCATTTTGATTGTGTTGTCGTAATAATGAACCCAGTCTAGTTTGGTACCATCAATCGCCCACCAGCAATTTGGGAACCATTGAGATTTATCCTTTTTCATTTTATGTCCAAAGTCAGCACGATATACTGATTTTCCGTGTCTTCCTACTGTCCATATTTTTTCATTCTCTGGAGTGAAGATGAATGCCTTTATTGCCGACTCCGAAATCTTACACCAACCTTTTTCCTTTCTTCTTTGATTGTAGATAGTGTGTATTTCTGGAATGCTCATCTTTATAGGAAGTGCGTACATTGCTATGAGCCATTCGCCAACATCTTGAGTAATCTTTCGTGTGTTGGCATTTCCGAAGCCTTTATGAACCAATGACTCATATCCTTCGGTTTTGTATTTTTTTGTCACTCTTTGAAGTGAGCGTGGATTGCTTGGTAAGTTGTGCGGAAATCGAAGTTTATCGAGTGTATTGATGTCTTCAGATATTTGTTGCCAAAGTTTTGCCTTGGTCAGTCGAGTTCGTACTGAAGTTTTACGTACAATCGTATTTAGGATTTGTGCCTTGGTGAGATATTCAATTTGTTTTTTCTCCGACAATGGTTCGCCAGATGGCAATCTATACTTTCTGTAATATTCTGAAGCTTCATAATCTATTTGAATCTCTTTTTCAAAATCTCTGTGGAGCATTTTTACGTACGGATCACAACCGATAAGGTTCTCAATTTTTTGCTTAATATCCATACGAATCGTATCCCACTTTACTAAAGCTTTGCGTCCATTTCCACCGCGTTGGACGAGTTCTAAATACCCACGTTTTATTAACTGTTTATAATTTGACTCAGAAATTATGTTTTTTTCTAAAAGCCAGGAACTATAAACGCATAATATGTGATTTTGAAATTCAAACATTTATATCGGTATTTGAAGTTCCATTGAGAACTGTTAATATTTCTTTTAGATTTTTCAAAATATTTGAAGCCTTAATTGATGACACAGACCTTCTATTATTTGCTATTTGTGATACGTAAGCTCTACTAACTTTATTTTTGTCAGCAATCTTTTGAAAATTACCTTGAAGTAATTTTATTTCATCTTTTTTAAAGTCTGCTAGTATTTTTTTCATAGATTTGTTACGATTACGAAACAAAAATAGCAAGTAATATTTTACAATGCAAGTAATATCTAACATTTTTTATGTTTAAGCAAATTGGAGTTAACATAAAGTCAATCAGAAAATCTAACGGTCTAACACAGTCGGAGTTAGCCTCTAGGCTAGGTATAACAAGGCAACAAGTAGCAAATTATGAGAAAGGAGATTCTTCAATCCCGTTGAGTAGCATTATAAAAATGTCAGATATATTTAACATTTCTATTGACAATTTGGTGAAAGGTAGCTTGGATAATCCTACAGAAGTAAAATATAAAAGTGAAGAGGAAGTATTGGACTATCCTATTTTTGAAGGCTTAATTAATGAAAAGAAACTTGCAAACGCAATTGATAATATAGTAGATAATAAATTAAACAGGCTTGAGTCTCTATTATTAAGATTACTTACTTCTATGAAAGCTCAAGAAGCTAAAGAGACTATTAATGATGAGTTGAGTAAAATTGAAAACTTACTTGACAAAGAAAAATCATAATTAAGCGAGTTTGGATATATTCAATATAACCCCTTGTATAGCTGTAGAAAATTCATCCTGTTCTTGATTTTCCTGAATTTCATTCAATTCTTTTAAAATTTCTCGCAGTTGAACACGATATTCTAAAATATCAATTTCTCCCTCAGATAGCAGTTGCTTTAACTCTTTAATTCTGGTCTTAATTTCGAGTATTTTATAGTAGTATTTTAAATCTTTCTTACTCATTAATTTTTTTCCCAATTATTTCATCATCAGCAACAATTATCTCTTCCATGAGATTCATTTTTACATTTCTGATATCCTCAAATCTTACAAGTAACTTTTTTGTTATCCAGATAGTGAATATCAACAAAAGCGAAGTGCCACTAACATAAATCCATGTCATAGGCTTATCGATTGTCATAGAACTGTCTAGAACAAAATAAAACTGCAATACATAACAAAATATTGGGATTAATAATGAATAAAAATAAGGTCTAAGATATAGACCAATCATTATTAGTATAGGGGAAATAGTTTGGGTCAAAGCCCATATATAATTTTCTTGGTCGCTCCAACCATGTAAATTTTCTACTGATATGTCTAGATAAGTATAAATCTTGTCTAGATATAATATAAATCCAGACAAGATTACACATGCGGTACCAAATATTTTAGTTGCTACCGTCGGTTGAGTCGTCACTATCGTTTTCTGCCGTTTCTTCAT